CTATAATCGGAAATATTACATAATCATCAAACTTAAAGTTCATGTTACGTGTAGTGCCAACAGGAAAGAAATCGTAATCTTCTTCAGTAAATCCACGTTTTCTTAAATACCGATTAAAATGAGTGCGCTTATAATATTCAGGCATTTCCACAACACACAGAGAGTCATCTATTTCCCTGTCATCGTTTTCCAGAAAAGAGAAATCATTAATTTTTTTATCTCCATCCAGATCAAAAGTATCTGTTATAATTAAGTCCTGACGGCCTATATCTGTTAACAATTGTTCTAATGTCTGGGTTGAACGTCCACACGAAAAGCAGTGTGCCATAAAAAGCTTTTTCCTTTCGGTTGCTTTACCTATATATATACCGTATTTCCCTCCTTCATGCCCACAATAGGGGCACTGGGGGACAATCAAGTTCTTTCCGCTACCATCCGGTTTTGCATGTAGTTCAATAGAAAGTTCTTGGATTATATACTCTTTTTCTTCTTTACTCAATTCCATATTACGCAACTTTGCTGATATTTAATGTTCTTGCTCTGTCATAAAAACATTCGTTATCATAATCAGTAGCAATTTTAAATGGGTCTCCTTTTTTGAAGAATCGTGATTTTGCAACATTTAGGCGCATGACATTTTCGCGCATTTCATTGATGCTTTGATTAAGAGTAATAAGATGAGTCATTGGTCTGCTCAAACCTTTGGCTTCTGAACAATTATATTCAGTCAATACATTTTGTTCATCGTTAAGCCACTCTCTATTTTCTATAGTTGCCTGATAAGTCACAACCATCCAGACATTTTCGTCACCTGCCAAGTCCTTTAAATCATTAGCTACAGCAACTCGTTTGTGGCGTTCTCCATTTTCTGACCATCTACGTCCGCTGGAATCTGTTAGCAAATCCATAGAATCTATGATAACAACATCTGGAGATATGCCATAGATTTTTTTGTATTCAGCAATACCATTTTTTATATCAATGGTAGACACTTGATTAGCGAACTTTGGAAAGGATTTGACTTTTAGGGTGCCAGACATTGCTTTGATTTCTTGTATCATTCGTTCTAATTCCCGGTCTTTTAGTGTACCAGTACTATAACGATAAGAATTACAGGAAACCAGTGACGCGGCATAAGCATCCACAACTTCATCTTCAGAACCTTCTAACTGGAAATGAAGTACGTTTAATCCGTCTATTTGAGAGGCGCATTTTCCAATCCAACGTGCGGCATGACTTTTCCCAACACCAGTAGGGGCTAAGAGGCATGTTAATTGAGTACGTAAATCTCGTCCACCGTTCATTTCATCCAGACCATCAATATAAAATCTGGTGATTGGTTTAAATCTTGACTCTTGATTGTGTTTTTCTCTATTACGCCTAAAACGGGATTCAAAGGTTTCGACTACATCAACAAAGGAATTTTGACGCAAACTGAAATCATTTTGCCATTCTGCAAATGATTGGAGCAACTTCATTGCTTTGTCACGATCCTGTTTTGCATAGAGTTCACCTATCTCTTTGTAAGTCTTTTGAAATTTTACTTGTCTTAGATAATTTTCAAACTGTTCCAATATAATTTCCGGCTCAACTCCTTCGGCGCAGTCTTTTATATCTTCTAACAGTGCTGAAACCTCTCTGTTGACAGAAACTATCTGGCTGATAATATTAAGGGTAGGGGATGATTTGTGTTCTGCGAAGTATTTGCACAGATACCCCTGCAATGCTTGAAAATCTCTACCAGGCAGGTACGATTTCTGCATATATTCACACACTAAGCTACATACATAGTCGTATGTAAAACAAGCGTAATATAATTCAAATAAGAAATCTTCTGTTAATACGTTATCTTCTTTCGCCATATTCTTCGAGTCTTATTCGGTATAACTCTGGATATTTTATCGCGGTTTCTTGCTTGCATTTCTCAACATTTGTGCATATTTGACATGCTGGAGAGAATGGACTCCACATCAATGTGGATGTAGAGCATATTAGAAACCCAATATCTGTGTTGATACTCCGTTTCTTAGTGCATTCTTCAGATGGCATATAAATATACTTAGACTGAGGATGCTCTTTTTTACAGATTAGTGAATTTAGATAGGCTCTGGTTAGATTGGCTTCAGATAACCATTGGTCTTCCAGATATTGCTTGGATTTGGAAGACATTGATAGATATTTTTGAAGAGCGGTAGTCCCAAATGTTTTTGGAGCTAATGTACGTTGATATTGGGCATTCCTGTTTTTATGAAGCTGGAATACACAATAGTCTACAAGTCGTGAAGTATTAAATTCTCCACCACAAATTTGAGTAAAGTTGACAATAAATTTGGATAGTTGGCGTTTGGCTTGCCCTCCCTCTGGGAATGAGAAGGAGGGGTCTACCAAACGCTTGGCTATTTCTGTATATACTGTCTTAATCTGTTTCGTCAGTCGTTCTTCTTTTTCCATCACGAGTCAATAGTTGTTGAAGTTGTTGACGCGCCAAGAATAATCGACTTTTGACAGTTTCGATATTGCGAGATTCTAAGGCACCATTCCGATATTCGATTTCGGCAATTTCTTTGAGTTTATATCCTGCCTGTTGATACAAAAGTGCGCTTCTGTATTGTGGTTTCAACTGTTTTAATGCAGCTAAAACATCATCGCTGTATAACTCTTGATAATTGTCAATACCCATTACGTTAGAGCTTACTTCGTCAAAATCTACAATAGATTCACTGGAAGAAAATGTTTCCACATCGTTATCATCACTCAACATGTCTTGATGCCTTTTTTTACGTTGATCCAAATCAAAAACACATCGTTTGGTTACAATATGGAGCCATGTTTGTACAGAACGCTCTGGATTATATGTCTCGATATATTTATACATGTTGGTAAGCACTTCTATGTAATTGTCTTCTATGTCAGAAGGATTAAAAGTATAGCGCATACATAACTTGTATATCATTCGGTTGTACGGTGTTACGTATTTATCAAATAGGGCTTTTCGCCGTGCAGCTACTTCATCACTTATTATTATGGGTTCTGTGGTAACTGCTGAGTATGTCTCTTCCACGCCTCTTGAACATTGAGCACAAACAAGTGATCCGAGTTCATCAATTTGTGGACTTCACAATACTTCTTCCACTTATTATTACTAGAGATAAAATTACTTCTTACCTCGTTGTCTGTTGGCTGGGGTTGTTTACTAAGGAATTCGTAAAAATCTCCTAGCAAGCTTCCTAGCATCATTAAATGGGGCTGGCCTTCTCTTTGTTGCCTACGCCTTATGTTTCTTGCGTAACTCATTTTCTGTCTAAAGTTTGTATATTCTTACATAATATTTGAAGATGTGGGTTGCATCAGCCATGTTGTCATCGACTGGTGTAATATTCCATCGTTTGATGCAATATTCAATCATCTTCTTTTTGTCAGCTTTTCCGTCACCGGTAGCCCATTTTTTTACTGTGCTAACGTTTATGAATTTTGGTTCCGGGAGTCCAAGCTGGGCGCATATCAGATATAATATGCCTCTAAATTCGGATAGTTTTCGCGCTGCAATGAAATGCTTTGAAACGCATACATCTTCGGCGATAATCAATTTGATGTTGTATTTTTGGATAAATTCAACCAGTGTGTCATAAAACATTTTATGTTGCTCGGTCGCATTTTTGCCTTTTCTTTGGGTAAAATTCCATGTTCCTGATTCATGGGTTGAGTAATATCCACAGTGCTCTGCTATATCTAATGCAAGCACATTATCACGTGTAATTTGATTTATTGACTCATTTTTAATGTTTTTTGATTCGTTAATCATTCTATGTATGAAACGCCATTAAGTTTATTGACTACAGTCTTGTATGGGTAGCCTTCAGCTATATTTCCATGACTGACTACCAAAGATGTAATCTGTAATTGATTGAGGGCATCAAAAATGTTGGAAAGCCCTTGTTCGTCAGTGGCTTCTAATATTTCATCAAGTATCAGGAGATCTAGTCCTTTATCGTCATCGCAATTTACATTGGTAAGTTTGTGCATTGCCAAAATATTAGCTAGATTAACTCTTGCTTTTTCACCTTCTGAAAATTTATCAAAAGAGCCACAATCTACACCATCGCGAATAAGAGAAATGGAAATCTTATCTCTGATTTTTCCGCTTTTTAAGACTGTAAAACCGGAAAATGCAATACGAATGTCACTACCAATGGCCTCCAGAAACTCGTTAGTTATGTGACTAAGAGCATCAATTTTAGTATTAGCCAGATGGGTTTTAAATTCAATAAAGGTTGCTTCTTGCTCTTTATATGAATTTAATTTCCGTTCAATAGTTTCTTTTTCAGAAATGGCTAATACCAATTCTTTCTCATATTTTTTCTTGTTGGCTTTGAGAGATTCTATCATGTCAGTTTCGGAAGAGTTTTCGATGTCACGAATAGATTCTTCGTATGACTGAATAGCTCCATTAGCATTGTTAATATTCAACTCGGCCTGCTTTGCTTCGTATTCTTGCTTTCTAATAGCTTCATCTAATATTGCATAAGAATCATCAAATAAATTAGTACGCGCATCATCAATGGATTTCTGAAGGGTATTCATTTGATGCTGGAGAGTTTGCATTTTATTGGTTAAATAAGACGTATTACGTGATAATTCATCCAATGCTGTACAAGTCTCGGTAATCTTATTCGACCATTCTATTTTACTGCGATTCAATTCATCCTGTTCTTTACGAGCTTCGCGTCCTTTTGTTGTAATATCTGAAATGCGTTTTTCATTAGCCTCAATATTTTGGAGAATGTCTTGTGTCTCTCCATTTCGGTCTTGCAATCTTAGTTTAACCTCGTTTATATCTACATCATTAGCCAATGTGAATTCATGTTGGCATTTAGGACAAACGATAACTCCGGCAAGTTGTTTTTGGAGGCTGGCTATATCTGCTTCCAACTTAGTCCTTTGTGATCTAAGATTACTATTCTCGGCATCCAACTTTTTAATAGAATCCAATAATTCATTTATTTGATTCTCAATTTTGGTGGATTTCTTTTTGAAGTTTTCTTGAAACTTCTCATGTTGTTTTAACAGCTTCTCATAAGAGGATTTGGCTGTTGCAATCTTTTTCTCATGCTGAATCAGCTGTTGTTGTACATTGGAATATTCTGTTGTA